CACCGGCTGCAGCTCAGGGTGTGTTGGAAATTATCCGTCACCTGTGGCAAACGCAACGCGGTGCAACAAATGTGATTACTCGTTCACAGTCGGGTGACGATTTCTATCCTGCCAGCACCTACTCATTGCCTCGTCGGGCGATGGAGTTGCTTGACCCTCTCAGTTTGCCTGGTATTGCCTGATGGCCACGACTGCTTTCCCTGCCATTATTGCTGGCCTAATTTCACAGTTCGGTGCGTCCACAGCTTTGACTGATGTTCGTATTTTTGACGGTCCTGAAATTGACGAGTCGTATCCTGGTGATGCGATTGCGATTGGCCATGACGGTACGGACGATGGTGACATCACGGCTGGTTCTGCGACTCAACAGTTCCTCGAATTAGGCAACCGCAAACAGTTTGAGGACGGTTCCATCAACTGCTCATTGTGGTCATGGAATGGCGGTACAACGCTCACAGACCGCCGTGTGCGGGCTTACGAGTTGTTCAGTGCCCTAGATACCGCCTTGCGAACTGACGTCTCTGTGGGCGGCTCTTGCCTTTATTCGACCATTGACCAGCACACTGTGGCCTACCGCCAAACCAACGCTGGAGCCTTGGTCCTCATCAACTTTTCCATCACTTACCGAGCCAAAACCTAGGAGTCAACACCATGGCGAAAATCAAAAACATCTCCCCATTGGGAGATTTGGAAGTTCCATCCTTTGGGTTGGTAGTCCGCGCAGGGGAAACAGTAGAAGTGTCGGAAGAGATCGCAGCATCCCTTTTGGCTCAGACAGACAATTGGACGGCAGCCGACAAGGCCGCTGTCTCCCTTCAAGCGCCAGCCACCACGGCTGCGGAAAAACTCTAAGGAGTAACAAATGGCAATCGGTGCAGGTATTGGCGCGTCCCTCGGAATAGCAACGGAAACAACGTTTGCAACCGGTGTGACAGTCACACGCTTTTACGAGTTCAACAGCGAGTCTTTTGAATACAACAAGAAAACTGTTGTGGGACAAGGCCTTCGAGCTGGTGGACAACTTCCACGTTCACAGCGTCGCGTTGTTGCGGCGTCAGATTCAACAGGCGATTTCAGCCTTGACCTTCCAACCCGTGGCCTTGGCCTTCTGTTGTCCCATGCAATGGGCAATGCGCCAACCCCAACCAACCCAACCACAGGCGTTTACCTTTACACCTTTGTGCTTGGCGATGTGTATGGTCGCAGCTTCACCACACAGGTTGGCGTTCCACAATACGGCGGAACTGTTACCCCAAAGACAATGAGCGGTTGCAAAATCAACTCGTTCGAATTGGCTGTGGCAAACTCAGGTTTAGCAACAGGCAAGTTCAACGTTGATGCTGCCGCACTAACCACCAGCACAGGACTGGCAACACCTTCCTACGCTCTCAACGGTTCCATCTTCCACTTTGCACAAGGCGCAGTTCTTGTTGATGGTGCTGCTGTTGCCAACATCAAAGATTTCAGCATCACTGTTGACAACACTTTGAAAACGGATCGTTACAATTTGGGTGCTGCCGGTGTCAAGTCCGAACAAGGCATCAACGGTTTCCGCAAAATCAGCGGCAAAATCACTGCCGAGTTTACCGACACCGCTTTGCTTGCCAAGTTCCTTGCCGATACCACCGCATCACTTGCGTTGACGTTGACAGGTTCAACCATTGCCAGCACCTACAAAGACACCTTGTCTATCACTGTGTCTGCTGTCAAACTTGATGGTGAAGCACCAAAGGTTGGCGGTCCTGGTGTTGTTGATTTGTCTCTCAGCTTTGAGGCTTATGACAACGGCACCGATGCACCTTTGACAATTACTTACCAAACGGCCGATACAGCTCTATAACATGGCGGGCGAAAGTTTCATCGAGTTCGATTCCAAACAATTATCTGCGTTTGGTCGTGTTCTGAAAACTGCCGATTTGCCCGCATGGAAAGCAACCAACAAAGCACTTCGCAAAATCATCACACCGATTGCCGGTGAAGTGAAAGCTGCTGCCTTGGCGTTACCCTCTAGCAATAAAGGGCAACGTCAAGGAGCAGGCTTGCGACAAGGCATTGCTGCGGCTGTGAAAGTTCAGATGAGTTCCACCAACAAGCGTGGGGCATTTGGAAAGATTCGCATTTCAGGAACCACATTCATGAAAGCGTCAGGAATCCACAATCCTCGTCTTCCGCGCTACATGGAAGGCCTATCAAAGAAACCTTGGCGTCACCCTGTGTGGGCTGACAAAGGTTCTAGTGGTGGCAAATGGGCTGGCACATGGGCTGTCCAACAATCACACCCGTTTTTTGTTCCTGTTGGAATCGCACACAAAGCCGAGGTGCGTGATAAAATGGCACAGACCTTCCTTGACGAAGTTCAGTCTCAAATCAACAAAGGCACCAAACTCCACTAATCAACCGTAAGGGGAAACAACATGGCAATGATCGTTCGAGGCAAGACTTACTTGATGCCTTCAGAAAATGGCAACCCTGCACCAACAGGTCGGGAAATCATCGCAATTGAAGACCACTTTGGACTTGACGGTCTGACTTTGCTTTCCGTACTTGGAGACACTGATCCATCAAAGCTGCCTGGTTACACCAAAATCAAAGGCCTGTACTCGCTGGCTTGGATTTGTTTGACCCGTGGTGGCGAGATTGTGTCTTTGGCTGATGTCCTCAATGATTATGGTGTGGACGAGTTTGAAATTGTTGAAGAACCAGCAAACCCGGACGAGGCCACCTCATAAGGGGTGGCTTATCCAATCACGTCAGAAAACATCTTCCGCTCTTGTTGCACACTTACCCTGGCCTAACGCCTTTCAGTGTGTTTGACGTTGAGGCGGACCTTTTGAATGACCTCATTGAAGTTGCGGTCAAAATGAACGAGTCAACTTAGGAGTTGTCGTGGCCAAAGATTCATCGCTGTGGTTCAATTTTATGGGCAAGGATGTTTCTGTCTCCGATACTCTCAACAAAATCGGAAACCATGCCAAGTCAACTTCTGAAAAGTTAGACAAAGCCTCAAAGAGTGCCAGCCTTGTTTTGGGTGCCGTGGCTGGTGCAGCCATTTTGTCTGCCAAAGCTGCAATGGAAGATGAGGCATCTCAAACAAAACTTGCCACAACTTTGAGTAACGTCACCAATGCCTCATCAAAACAAAAGAAAGCTGTTGAGGATTACATTTCCACGCTGACTCTTTCGTCAGGTATTGCTGATGACGAGTTGCGGCCTTCGTTGGATCGTCTTATTCGGTCTACTCATTCCATTACTGAAGCCCAAAAGTTGCAGGGCTTGGCCATGAATATCAGTGCTGGCACCGGCAAAAGTTTGGCTCAAGTATCGGAAGCGTTGGCCAAGGCACACGATGGCAACTTTGCCTCATTGAAGAAACTTGGCGTCACTTTGGATGCCACAATTCTCAAGCACAAAGATTTCAATGGTGCTGCAAAAGTTTTGGGCGAAACTTTCAAAGGCCAATTAGACAAGCAAGTTGGCACCAGTGCTGGCCAAATGAAGGTCTTGAAGAACGCTTTGAATGAGGCCAAGGAAACTGTTGGTTATGCCCTGCTCCCTGCAATCAAGGGTCTGATGGGCGCTTTCAAAGCGATTGCCCCATTCATCAACGAAAACAAAGATCTGATCATCAAAGCTGTTGAAGTTGTCGCTTTGCTTGCTGCTGCTGTTGTGACTGTCAATTACGCTTTCAAGGCGTACACGGCAACAATGAAAGCCTGGTCGGTTTTGCAAAAAGTGTGGACTGGTTTGCAGGCTGCATGGAATGTGGTTGTTGCTGCTAACCCCATCATGTTGATTGTTATTGGTGTTGCAGCTTTGATTGCTGTTGTGGTTTTGTTGTACAAAAACTTTGAACCTTTCCGCAACCTTGTCAATGGTGCTTTTGAAGGTTTGAAAAATGTTGTCATGGGCGTGTTTGACTGGTTGAAAAACAACTGGCCGCTGGTGTTGGCAATTATTACGGGTCCAATTGGTTTGGCTGTGAGGTTCATCATTGACCATTGGGACACCATTATTGAAGGTTTCAAAAGTTTACCAAACAGGCTGAAAAACATTGGCGTGGGAATCGTCAACGCCATCACGGCACCTTTCCGAACTGCGTTTGCTTTCATTGCCAAGATTTGGAACGCCACCATTGGTGGAATGTCTTTCACAATTCCTGACTGGGTGCCCGGCATTGGTGGCAAAGGTTTCAACATGCCAAAATTGCCTGAAAACATTCCAGCATTGGCTAAGGGTGGCATTGTGTCTCGCCCAACTTTGGCGTTGATTGGTGAGAACGGTCCTGAAGCTGTTGTGCCTTTGGGTCGTGGCGGTATGGGTGGTGGCGGAATCCACATTCATGTGGCTGGTTCTGTTGTTACTGAACGAGATTTGGCTGTCGCTGTTCGCGATAACATTGCGCAGTTGATGCGCCGTCGAGGTCTTGACCCTGCAATTCTTGGAGTGTAGTTGTGACGTTCTACGATGGTACGAACGCACCGACTTTGCTTGTTGAGGTTGACCTTGGCAAGAAGGGTATGTTCATTCTTGGCACGTCACCTTTGGGTGGCACAGATGTGTTGGGAACTTCCATTCCCACCGATTGGCAGGCTTTGCCTA